AGGAGCCTGCGACATGAGCCTGCGAGCGATGGTGTGGGCGCTGGAGGACTCACCGGTGGACTGCCCGGTGTGCGTGCTGGTGCTGTCCGGCCTGGCCAACCACGTGGACGAGCAGCTCGTGGCGTTCCCATCGGTCGCCACGCTGGCCCGCTACGCCCGCACGTCGCGCCGCACCGTCCACCGTCACCTGCGCGACCTCGAGGACGCCGGCCTCATCCGACGCAGCTGGACCAAGCGCCTGGAGCAGCTCCCAGCAGACCGCCGTCCGACCGCCTACCAGCTCGTCCCACGGGGTGACATCCTGTCACCCCGTGGCAGTGACGGGGTGACAACGACGACACGACGGGGTGACAACGACGACACCACGGGGTGTCAGGCTGTCACCCGAACCGCCCAAGAACCTCCCAATAACCAAGGCCGACGGGGTGACACCCACGTCACCCCGTCGCACCAGGGTGGGGTGGTACCTGGGGAGGGCCACCCCACCCACCCCACCCACTACATCGACGATCACGGCCGGTCATGGGTGACACCATGAGCCGTGGAGGATCGACCCGCCGGTGGCGGGGCGTGCGTGCCCAGGTGCTGGACCGGGACGGTGGGCTGTGCCGTGTCAGGCTGCCGCACTGCTGCACGATCGAAGGCACCGAAGCGCACCACCTCATCCCGGTTGCACGTGGCGGCGAGGACGAGCTGGAGAACCTCGTGGCCTGCTGCAAGCCTTGCAACCTCGCCGTGGGCGACAAGACGCCGGGCGAGGTCGCATCCACGTTTTTTGGTGGGCCCAGGACACCCCTGCCCCCAACGGTCCTGTCTCTCCCCGGAACGTCACCAACACGACGGGTAGACCACTGATGGCGGCCATCCACGACCTGCGCGAACCGACCGTGACCCGCTGCGGCCGGGACGCAACCGCGGTCCAGGTGGGGACTCCCCCGACGTGTAGAACATGTGTACGGCTGGTGCCTCCCCCGACGCCCGACCAGCTCGACGTCGCCCTGGAGCACGCCGACCACGTCACCGGCGCCGACCAGGTCACCGTCGCCGTGCTGCGCCGTGTCCTGCGCGACCTCGAGTCCGACAACCTCGAGCCCGCCGCCGTCGCGCAGCTGTCCGGCCGGGCGCTCCAGCTGCTCGCCGCCCTCAAGCTCACCCCCAACGCCCGCGGCGCCGCACCGGCCCCGACCTCGGCGACCGTCACCCCCCTGGAGGCCGCACGTGCTCGCGCAGCTGCTCGGATCACCGACGCCACGGGTCGCGACACCACGGCCTGACCTGCCGTCCCGCGGCGCCGACGTGGTCGAGCTCGCCGAGGCCATAGGTGAGCCGCTGCTGCCCTGGCAGGCCACGGTGATGGACCGGGCCCACGTCGTCCAGCCTGACGGCACCTGGGCCCACTCAACGGTCGCCGTGGTCGTGGCACGCCAGTCCGGCAAGACCCACGCCGCCCGGATGCGCGTGCTCGCCGGGCTGTTCCTGTGGGGCGAACGGCTGTGGCTCGGCACCGCACAGTCCCGCGAGGTCGCCCTGGAGACCTTCCGTGCCGTGGTCGAGACCGTCCAGCGGGTCCCGTGGCTCGCCGACGAGGTCGCATCCGTGCGGTTCACCAACGGCCAGGAGGAGCTACGGCTCAAGTCCGGCGCCCGCTACAAGATCGTCGCGCCCACGCCCGGCGCCGCCCGTGGCCTGTCCGTGGACGGGCTGCTGCTGGATGAAGCCCGCGAGCTGCGCAACCACGACGTGTTCGGCGCGTTCGTCTACACCACCCAGGCCCGCCCGAACCCGCAGGTGTGGCTCACGTCCAACGCCGGCGACGCCCGCAGCGCCGTGCTCAACGCCCACCGTGACCGCGCCTACGCGATGATCGAGCAGGGCGGCGACGGCCGCGACCCGCTGTGCTGGTTGGAGTGGTCCGCACCGCCCGGCTGTGACGTGGACGACGTGGAAGGGTGGGCGCAGGCCAACCCCGGCCTCGGCCACATGGTGCGCATCGCTGCGCTGGAGGCCCGCGCCGCGCAGGACCCCGAGCCGGTCGTGCGCACCGAGATGCTGTGCCAGTGGGTGGACGAGCTGGTGTCACCGTGGCCGTCCGGCGCCTGGGGCGACTGCGCCCAGGCCGGCCTCGAGCTCGACCCTGAACGGCCCACGTGGCTGGCCGTGGACACCTCACCGGACCGCAGCATGGCCGCGCTGGTCGCCGCCCAGCAGCTCGAGGACGGCCAAGTAGGGCTGCGGCTGCTGTCCACCTGGGACGCCCACCGCGGCGCCGTCGACCAGGCCAAGGTCGCCGCCGACGTCGCCACGACCGCCCGCGCCTACAACACCCAGCTAATCGCCTACGACCGGTGGACGTCCGGCGCCGTCGCCGCCCGGCTCGAGTCCGCCGGCCACGCGACCGCCGACTGCTCAGGGTCCGAGTTCGCCCAGGCGTGCGACGAGCTGCTGGACGCCATGGCCGCCCGCCGGATGGCCCACCCCGGCCAGGGCGTGCTCGACCAGCACATGGCCGCGTGTGCACGCAAGCCCGCCGCGGACGGCGGCTGGCGGATCGTGCGGCAACGCTCGTCCGGCCAGGTCAACGCCGCGTGTGCCGCCGCCATGGCCCTGCACCACGCCACGATCCCGCCACCCTCCGCAGCGTTCCGGTTCGCCTGACCTGCGGGTATCGCCCAATCCGCGCAAACCGCGCAGCGAGGCCAGCACGGACGTACGGACCGTGCCACCGTCGCACCCGTGGGACTCCTGACGCGCTGGCTGGCACCGTCGCACCCGTCACCGGGTGGGACGGTCTCCGCGTCGCTGACCCCCGCCACGTGGGACGCCGCGTCCGCCCTGTCCGGCTACGGCGACGGGCTCGGGCTCGGCATCGCCGTGAACCGTCACCAGGCCATGACCGTTCCCGCGGTCGCCCGGTCCCGGAACCTCATCACCGGGACCATCGGCCACCTGCCCATGCGCCAGCTGCGCCGCGGCGAGCTCGACCCCGACGACGCCCCGGCGTGGGTCGCCCAGCCCGACCTGGACGTGCCGCGCGTGTCGACCCTGGCATGGACCGTGGACGATCTGCTGTTCCACGGGATGGCCGCCTGGCAGGTCACCCAGGTCTACGCCGAGGACAGCCGGCCCCGCCACGCCCGGCGCATCCAGCCCGGCCGGTTCGTGCCGCGGCTGTCCACCGACGGGTACCGGGTCGTGGGCTGGCAGCTCGACGGCCAGGCCGTCCCACCCCGCGGCCTCGGATCGCTGCTGGTGTTCCACGGCGTCGATGAGGGTGTCCTGCGCCGGGCCGCGTCGACCATCCGCACCGCCATGGAGCTGGAGCGCGCCGCCTACCGCTACGCCGAGACCCCGCTGCCGTCGCTGGAGCTGCACAACACCGGCGCCGACATGTCCGATGACAAGGTGGACCAGCTGCTCGCCCGCTGGAAGGCCGCCCGGCGTGACGGGTCGGTGGGCTACACCTCCGCCGCGCTCGAGACCCGCAGCCTCGGCTGGGACCCCAAGGCCCTCCAGCTGGTCGAGGCCCGCCAGCACGTCGCCGGCGAGGTTTCCCGGCTCATGGGCGTGCCCGCGTACCTCATCGGTGCGCAGCAGCCCGGTTCGTCCATGACCTACTCCAACACCCGCGACGAACGCCAGCAGCTGGTCGACATCACCCTGCGGCCGTTCCTCGCCGCGCTCGAGCAGCGCCTGTCCATGGACGACGTCACCCCGGCCGGCACGTCGGTCCGGTTCGACCTGGACGACTACCTGCGGGCCGACCACACCACCCGGGCCAACTACTACACGTCGATGATCGCCGCCGGCGTCATGACCGTGGACGAGGCCCGCGAGCATGAGGGCCTGCCTGCGCTCGCACAGCAGCCCGCCCCGACCCCGGAGGCCGCACCGTGACCACCCCCGACCGTGTCACCCTGACCGCCGACGTCACCGCCGACCGCGGCCGTCGGATCATCGCCGGCGTGGCCGTGCCGTGGGACGTCGTGGCCAACACATCCGCAGGCCCTACCCGGTTCGCCGCCGGGTCGATCACCTGGGATGCCGAGCGGGCCCCGCGGCTGGTCCGCGAGCACGACCGCACCGCCGTGCTCGGCACGTCCACGCTGCTGGCCGACACCGGCGACGCGCTGCGCGGATCGTGGCGCATCGCCGAGACCACCGCCGGCAGCGACGCCCTGGTGGAAGCCGCCGAGGGGCTGCGCGCCGGGCTGTCCGTCGGTGTCGCCATCGACACGTCCGAGTTCGACGACGACGGGACGCTGGTCGTCACCGGCGGCCGGCTCGACCACGTCGGCCTGGTCGTAGACCCAGCGTTCGGTGAGGGGTCGCAGGTCGACCACGTCGCCGCCTCCACCCCCGACCCCGACCCGAACACCCACCCCGCCCCGCAGCACCAGGAGACCCCCACCGTGGACGTCACGCCCGTCACCCCGCCCGCACCCCCGACCCCCGATCCCGACACCGCCGGCGCGACCGCGCCAGAGGCCGCCGTGCTCGAGGCCGCCCGCGTCCAGGTCGGCGCCGACCGTGAGGTGGACAGCCTGACCGCCGGCGCGATCATGCGCTATCAGGTCCTCGCCGCCGCCCGGAACGACCCCCACGCGCAGCGGATGGTCCAGGCCGCGCTGGCCATCGACAACACCACCGCCATTCCCGGGATGATCCCCGAGGCCCGCACCCGCGACCTCATCGCGATCATCGACGGGCGCCGGCCGTTCGCCGACTCCATCGAGCGCCGGCCGCTGCCCGCGTCCGGGATGAAGGTCACCACGCCGCGGCTCACCCAGAAGCCGAGCCAGGCCGTGACCGCCGAGTCCGCCGAGGTGTCCAGCACCCAGGTCACCGTCGTGGACGACGAGACCGGCATCGTGAAGATCGCCGGCGGCAACCGCCTGACCGTCGAAGTGATCGAACGGTCCGACCCGTCCTACCTGGACGAGTTGCTGCGGCTCCACGCCGAGGGCTGGGCCCGCACGTCCAACGCCTACGTGCGCGACCAGCTGGTGGCCGCCGCGTCCGCGTCCGTCGCCTCCGCAGAGTCCACCTACAACGAGCAGCTGGCGCTCGGGATCACCGACAGTCTCGGCGAGCGCCGCCTGCGGCCGAACCGGGTCGGCATCGCCCTGAACGTCTACTCCGCGCTGCTCGCCGAGGAGGACACGCAGGGCCGTCCGCTGTGGGACGCCGTCAACCCGACGAACGCCCCCGGCGACGCGCTCGACCCCGAGCGCGGCACCCTCAAGGGTGTGCCGTCGTTCGTGGACGTCGACGCCGACGACGATCTGATCCTGGTCTATCCGTCGGACGCCGCGTTCCTGTACGAGCAGCCCGGCGGCCCCGTGACCATCCGCGCCGCCCAGGTGTCGACCCTGGAGTGGGAGGTGGCCATGTACGGCTTCCTCGCTGTCCAGGACCGCTACGCCGCGGCCATCCGCACCGTGAGCGTGGGCATCTGAGCCCGACCCGCCGGGCGCCCTGCCCTACTGCCCAGGGCGCCCGGCACCCACCGAAGGGACCCCGATGGCTGCCGTGCTGGTCGACCTGGACGAGCTCAAGGCCGCGCTCGGCGGCACCGGATCGTCGCTGTACGCCGACGACGCCTACCAGCGGGTCGCCGACACCGCCGAGGACGTCATCATGGCGCACCTGCTCGCCGACACGCCCGCCGACTACGTCGCAGTGGCACCCGTGCGCACCGTCGCGCTGCTGCTCGCCGTGGAGCTGTGGCAGGCCCGCAGCTCCACGGCTGGCGGGCAGCCCGGCATCGACCTGAACCCGTACCGCCTCGGACGCACCCTGGTGTCGCGCTACCACGGGGTCCTGGTCAACTACCTGGCCGTCGGCGGCATGGTCGGATGAGCGCCCGCACCGCACGCGAAGCCGTCCGCGACGCCTACCTGGCCGCCGGGCTGCCCGCCCACGTCCACGCACAGCCGCCGTCCGCGATCACCCCCCCGGCCGTGATCGTCGTCCCCGGAGACCCCTACTACGACCCGACGTCGATCGGCGACGCCGTCCTGGTCGAGCTCACCCTGCGCATAACCATCTTCGCATCGCGTGGGGACACCACGTTCGAGCTTGACGAGCTCGAGCAGCTCGCCGCCCGCGCCATGGCCGCCCTGCCCAACGGCCACACCGTCGGGCCCCTGTCCCGCCCCTCCCGCGTCCAGCTGGACGACTCCGGGGAGTTGTTCGCCCTGTCGGCATCGTTCGACACCACCACCCGCATCGACGCCCTGGAGGCTTCACCATGACCACCGTCATCACCGGCCGCGACCTGACACTGTCCATCGACGCCGTCGACCACGACGTGCAAACGCTTGGGTACGTGCTCACCCAGGAGCACGACCGGCAGCGCTACGAGCTCATCGACGGCGCCCGCTACAAGGTCATCGACGTGACCGGGTCGCTGGAGGTCCGGCTCATGGCCGACTGGGGCGACGCCGCGTCGCTGTGCGGTGCCCTGTGGGACGCCTCCGCGACCGACCCGAACACTGCGCTCGACGTGGTGCTGGAGTCCAACGGTGACAGCTGGGCCGGGAAGGTCTACCCGACCTACCCGGCCGGCGGGCCCGGCGGCGAGGGCAAGACCGCCCAGGAGGTCGCGTTCACCCTGCCCGTCGCCGACGACGTCGTGGACGGCCTGTTCGTGCGCACCGCCGCGGTGGTCTGATGTACGCCGCGCTCGAGTTCCAGCTGGACGGGTCCGACCCGGTCGAGGTCGACGTGCGCCTGGGCGACGTGTCCGCCTGGGAACGGTGGTCCGACCGGGCCGTTTCCCAGCTTGAGGAGGAACCGCGGCTCTGCGACATGGCGTGGCTGGCGTGGCGTGCCTGGCAGCGCCAGCCCGGCGCCAAGCCCACCCCGTGGGAACGGTTCGAGCAGCTGCTGGTCGAGGTCAAGGGAGCACAGCCCGCGACCCCTGGAGAACCGGCGAGCTCGGACACCTCCGCTGCCAGCTCGCCGTGAGAACCAACACCACCCCCGACCAATGGGAACACGTCACCGTCCGTGACGTGCGCACCGTCCTGGAGCTGCTGACGTGACCGACCTGCTGGCCGAGCTGCGCGCCGCCGCCACCCGCGGCCGTGTCGTGCTGCCCGGCGGCACCACCCGCCACGGCTGGACGCTGTACGGCGGCGGCCGCGGCGGGCTGCTCGTCGGCGCCGACGACCGGCCCCCCGAGGATGCGCAGGCCGGCAACACCGTCCACCTGCGCACCGCCCCCAACGGCTCGACCGGCCTGCCCGGCGTGCCGCACTGGTTCCGGATGCACACCGCCCTGCACTACGGCGCCGTGCTGGTGCGTGCCACGTTCCGCATCGAACGGCACGACCCGGCCCGCGGCCCGAACATCGGATGGAAGCTCGGGCTCGCCCACCAGGACAACCTGACCAGCTACCACCTGTCGGCCCAGGTCGACGGTGACCTGTCGATCTACAAGGAGTCGCGCGACGGCGTCGACCCGAACACGTGGGACACCCACGGCCACCAGCTCG